CTCGTAGAAGACGACCTGGCCGGTGTTCGCGGTGTGGGCCTTCATGGCCGCACCGTTCACCCGGTTGAGCTCGATGGTGTTCGCGTCGATGAAGGTGGCAGACCGGAACTCGTTGTCGCGCGGCGGGTTGCCCAGCGCGTTCAAGTCCACGAGGCCCTTGGCGTTGGCGATGGCCACCGGCCAGCCATCCGGGACACCGTGCAGCGGGCAGGTGATGCGCACCGGGGCGGTGTTCTGGATGGCTGTGATCTGGCGGTAGATCAGGCGGTTGCTCTCCCAGACGATCGGGAGGGAGAGCGAAGACCCCTTACGCAGGCTGATGTCATGTGTCTTCATCGCCCTGTTCCTATGATGAAATCCGGGTCGAAGTCTATCAGACTTCGTCAGATTTCATCAGAGAATCAAGCCGACATGTGCCCTCCGCCCTGGCCGTTCAGCATGCGCAGGAGCCGTTTCTTCCAGCTCTCTGGTTCCTTCTGCTTCGGTGCCGGGTCAGCCGGAGCAGCATGCTGCAGGGTGAGGCGCACGCACCAGGCCATGGCGTCCACCTGGTCGTCGTGCTTGCCGTTCGGGAACACCAGCATCTCCCGGGTGAGGATGTCGACCCACGGGGTCTTGGCCTCCTCTGGGAAGTAGACCTTCCCGAGCTGCATGCGCCCCTTGAGCGGGTTCGCCCGGACGAGCTTGTCGGTGAGCGGGACGAGCGTCTCGACGGACGGATAGACCCGGCGCTCCTTGCACCGCTTCTCAAACTGGGAGCGCAGGGACTTCCAGATCTGACCGTCTTCGACACCCAGGATGTCGGTGTCCCATAGGATGTACTGGTCGATCATGTGCTCGACGATGGCGTTCCCGTCGTCAGAACGGAACCGGAAGATGTCCAGCACGTAGAGGTTGTCGTACTCATCCTGGAGGATCGTCGCGCACACCGTCCAGTCACTGTTCGTGTTCTCGGTGATGGCGAAGTCCCATGCCTGGTAGATCCGCCGGCCGCGCCGGTGGGGGGCGTGGGCGTAGCGCCGGAAGAGATCCTTGGTGAAGACGATACCGGTGTCCGGTGTCGGGTTCTGCTGGTAGAGCGCGTTCCACATGCGCACCATGCCGGCGGCGATGTAGTTGAGCTTCTTCTTGATGAGCGCCTTGTAGTCGTACCGCTCTGGGTGGAGTGCGCTGTTCATCGGGCGCGTCATGACGGCGCCTTCCGGGATGGTCGACCCGGGTGGCAGCTGGACGATGCTGTCGTCGGGGAGGATGTACTCGTCTCCCTCGTCGTTGATGGCCGGGTAGCGCACGATCTCGAACTTCTCGCCGTCGCCCTTCATGGCCTCCTGGATCCGGCCTGCCCAGTCATCTTCCGACCACCATGTCATAACCCCAAGCACGCCGCCGCCGGGGGCTAGACGGGAGTGGGCGGTGGAGATGTACCACTCCCAGGTGTTTTCCCGGATCGTCGGCGAGTCGGCCGCCTCCTGGTCCTTCACCAAGTCATCAAGAATCAGGATGTGGGCGCCGCGGCCGGTAATACCCGTGCCGACGCCGGCCGCCAGGTAGCCGCCACCGCCGGTGAGGTTCCAGTTCTCGACCGACTGGCTGGACGGGTCGAGCGCGGTCTCCGGGAAGATGACGTTGTAGGCGGGGTCACGGAGCAGGTCGCGGATGTACCTCGAGAACGACAGCGTGAGGGAGCCGGTGTGGCTGGCGGCGATAAGCTCCCACTCGGGGTGCTTGCCCAGCACCCAGGCGGGGAAGTGGCGGGAGCTGAGCTCCGACTTTCCGGCCCGCGGGGGCATCATCAGGAGCAAACGAGGCTCAAGCCCCTGCTCGACCTGCTCGACAAACCGCTCGAGCCGGCGGCAGATGTCCTTATGCACCCATCCTGGTATGTACTTGGGCCGGAAACGCTGCACAAACGGGAGGAGTCGGCGGCGGCAGAGCACCCGGGCGGCCAGCTCCTTCTGAGGGTCGCTCGCGGCGGCGCTCTTGTCGAAGGCCGGGGCGGCGTAGGGCAGCGCGGCGACCTCGTCAGGGAGCTTGTCCGGGGCGGATTTTGGGGCGTTTGGCGGGGTTTCTGGCTCTTCCTGGGGGGTTGGCGCCAGCTTCTCCTTCCGAGGCCGCCCTGGGCGCTTTTTGGGCGCTTCCTGGGGTGTTTCCGGCTCGGTTTTGAGGGTGTGGCCGGCCTCCACGCAGAAATCGCAGATCAGTGGCTGGCTGAAGGCCTCCGCGTCGCGCTCAATCTGGCAGCAGGGGCATACCTGGGTGGCCGGCGTGGCCTTCTTGGGGGTGCGCTTAGTCGACACGGCGGGCCTCCCCCTCGATCACGTCCATGTCGGCCTCGCCGTTGATGATCTTGAGCAGATCCTCGTCCGACAGCGCCTGCATCCGACGATGGAGACGGTCTGAGGTGTCGCTGATCTCGACCTTTTTCACCTCGGGCGCGTTGTATCCCATCATCTTGGAGATGTCGCGGTAGCCGGTGAGCATCGCCGTGGGGTCCGCCATGAGCCTGGCCATCTCGATCGCGTCGAGGATCCCATTCAGCACACCGGCCCTGGTGATTTGGGTGGCGCTCGACAGCTCCACTCTTCGTTCGGACAGCGCCACTTGCACGGCTTCGCTCTTGGCGATGGTGGAGCTGGCACTCGGGCTCGAGTAGCCGGCATCCAGCGCAGCCTGCCCTCGTGATTTTCCGTCGAGCACTCCCTCGACGAATGCTTCCTGGCTCTCGGTGAGCACAGATTTCTTGGTTCGCTTGGCCATTTTGGATCTGATTGGATTGCGTCAGATTCAAATGATAGCCCATGTCGGTGATCTGCTCAGATCCCATGTAGCATATTAGCTATTTGTCATATTCTCTGTGAAAATTTTGGAAAAAAATTGAGAAACTTGGGAATCTAGTGGGTGGGTACACCCTCCCCCTCCATCCAAACAGGCCGGGCCACTTCGGATTCGGTTTCGGTCCCAGCCGAAAACGTATGCGCTTCGCGTTTGGAAAAGCAGAACCCACGGCGCTGGCTGCGCCAGCTCGCGCTCGCTTGCGCTCGCAGCAAGGTAGGACGAACGCTCGCCTGGTGCGGCGAGCTGTTCAAGCGCGACTGCGTCGGCTTGAACTAACAGCGCATGCTTACTCAACCCTCATATCCCCTCATGTCATCGCGCCTTGTGGCGCAATGACTCCGTCTTCTTGTGCGTAAGCGTGGCATGTCGCTGCGCATCCTCAAGGAGTACGACCATGACCAAGATGACCCAAGCTCAGCGCATCGAAGCCCTCGAGGCCCAAGTCCTCACGCTTCAGAACAGCGTGATCACGCTCGGCGAAACCATCGAGCAGCTCACCGCTGGGTTGCTCAAGGCGATGGAAGACAAACCCGTTCGAGCCACGCCGCATCAGCCGACTGGCACGTACGAACAGCGTCGTGCGGCTGCACAGCGTCTGGCCTCGCGCCATCCCACTCGCCGCTCGTTCTCGAGTGAGGAGATTGCGCAGGAGATGGCCAATGCTTGAGCGTGCCGCCTTCTTCGCAGCGTGGGGCGCGCTCGTCATCTACGCCCTACTCACAATTTGATCACATGCCCTTTCGCCTGGTGGCGAAAGGGCTCCGTCTTTGTGTGTGTAGCCGGGAATGGTTCTCGGCTGCTCAACCTTAGGAGAAACATCATGGCTGCCAAGCCCGCTCAACCCTCTCTGTCCATCGCCGATCTGACCATCGACCAGATCCTGGCGCTCACACCCGCTGAACGCGAGGCGCTGCTCGGCGTCGCTCCCGCTGTCGAATCCTCCTCGACCCTCGTTGAGGATGTGGCCGCCTACGCCGGCGCCGGTGCTGCTTACGTGGTGAACGCCTTCGCCGGCGCACCGTCCGCGTTCAGCCTTGCCTTCGCCGCCAACCGTCGTCGTTGATCCACGCGCGCTGTCCGAGCCACATCGGGCAGCGCCACATTACTGAAAGCCAGGAGAGAGCTATGAGCAACACATACGACATCGCCGACATGAGCGGCGACCCGCTGTACATCCTCATGTGCCGTGAGGACGACGAGCTCGACGCCGAGTCGCTCGAGTCCGCGTACCTTGCGGGCAACGCCCGGGCCCGCACCGCCGAGGGTGACCGGTACATGCCGCGTGACCGTCTCGGTGCGGCGCCCTACGAACTCGCCCAGCTGGACATGATGGACGAGTAACGCAGCAGGTATGACGGAGGAGTGGACGGTGTTGTGGCCCGGTGGAGTGGGCCATGACATGGCGATAAATTGAAGGGAATTTAGTCCGTCGCTCATTTCTTGTTCCGTTCCACTTTCCTCCGCATTAACCTACTATAAAAATCATTTTTTTTTCAGAAAATAAATCATTTTTCTGTATCGAATTACTCTCTTTCTGTTCTATTTTAATTTATTCAATAAAAACAATAAGATAGATACAAAAACTGTTCCGTTGTTCCACGTTCAACCAAACTCAGCCACCCCGTCATAACGTGGTGTCATGAGAAATTGAATCAGCATTTCGGCCACAACGCCACCGTGAGCGCGTTTGTTCCGATTATGTCGACAGCATTCTGCCTAATACTCAAGGAGCTTTACCATGATCAAGACCATCTCTTCCCTGCCCCTCATCACCTCCGCTGCGGAGTATTTCGACCGTGACACGGGCGCTGCATGGAAGCTGCGCAGCCTGTTCACCAACATGGCCGTGTGGGCAGCACGCAGCTACCTCAACCTCCGCGACAACGAAACTGCGGACCTCAGCAACGTGTGCGCCAGCGCGGTGCGTCTGGCCACCATCCGCAAGATCTGCCACACGGTGCAAGCCGACGGCTTCATGCTGGACATGACCGGTGATGCCGTGCGCCGCACCCTCGGCCTGCACAAGGAACTCGACCTCCACGCCGAGGCCTGCCGGGT